ATTTTTACGGTGATCGTTGCGATCAAGGCCAAGCACTGAGCTGGCCACGCAACAACTATCACGTGGATCGTATTGAGCTTGCTTGCTCGACGATTCCAGAAGACATTAAATACGCTACCTATGAGCTAGCGAACGCGCTGGCCAATGACACGGACGCGATTACAGGGAATACCGGCTCTAAGGGGCTATACGAAGCAGTCGAACTCGGCGATCTCAAGGTTA